TTGCGCAGGTTATTCCCCAGTACAGGCATATGGAAGGCCAAGGCCGCCGGCGGTTGCTAACCCCGGACGAGGTTCTGCGAATACATCATGATGATCTTCTTGTTGTAATACGACTTATACGCGCCGCGAAAGATCGAGCGCCCTTCCGGGTTCCCTTTCCGACTCTTCGTGCGGAAATGGAGCGCCTTTTCAATCGGTATCGTCACCATGTTGTATGTAGGCGGAGCCATCTGCACCATACCGGCGATGTTGTCGTATTGATCGAACTCCCATTTGTACAGCGTCTCCTGCGCCCGGATCGGGAGCTTCTGCCAGCCGACTAGGTTGTCGGTATAGGCGCTGTTCGCGCGCGGGTCACGGCTGTTGCCGGTACGCCGCTTGTAGACGATCTCATGGTAGCTCCAGCCGAACGTGAGGAATGACAGTATCTCGCTAACCGTGTCTGTCCACGACTCCTGCATGTCATCCATGCACGATTCGACGAACTCGGCGCACTCGATGTCGATCTTCGCTTCGCCGCCAGCCTGTACACGCCATGACGTTTGCCGGATCAGCATTTCCACGGCGTATAGGATGGACGCGCACATCTCGTCGTTCTCGGACATCTCGCGGTAGACTTCGATCCCGCGTTTCCCTTGCAGTTCCTTGAGGAACTCGTCGTTGAACAGCCCGTCAAAGCCCCTGTTGCCTATCCTGCCGTGTTCACCCATGCTAGGCATTGTTTACACCTCAACTTCTCCACGGTGATACCCTGTCGTTCCCGTAATTCGCGGGCGGCGCGGAATATGTAGGTTTAGACGCGAGCTGGTTGATGCCCTGCGTCATCGCGTCCACGTCGTCGTCATGCGCGCCGAACGGGAAGTTGACGCACTCTTCAATAAAGTCATGTACCCACGGCGCGATCTTGGGGGATGGGAGGTACACGTTCCCGGACTCCATGAACGGTATGACCGCCTGCGCCCGAACGACTTTGCCGCCCTGTGGATGGACGGGGAGCAGGCCCGGTACTTCGCGCTTGAGCAGCTCGATCACCGCCGCGCCGTTCGCCGCCTCTTCGATGTACTTGGCACGCGCATTCGGCCATTTTGCTGTGAGCGTCTTGATGGCCTGCATCGTGGCTTGAATCCCCATCCGAGCGTGTACTCGATCAACGAGGAAATAATCCCCGCGAGTCCTACCCCAAACGTGGCCTGCAACGAAGTCATTGTTATCGGCCTCCTTGAACGTGCAGTCCCATGACTGCGCGAGCGTGTCGAACCGGCTCGGCAGTTCTTCATAGAACTTGAAGAACTCGCGCTTGATGAGTCCGCCTTCCGGCGGCGACGGGCGCTGCTGGTACAGGCCGGCCCATGTGTAGGTGCCGACCGCCGCCTTTGTCTGAGTTGCCCATTCCGCGTCGTAGTCCATCTCGGGCCAGAGCGTTTCGCCGATCTTTCGTCCTAGCTGATCATTCTCGCTGTCACACACCGCTGGGAGGTTGACGATGTCCCATTCTTCCGGATCGCAATACTCTTTGTTGAGCAGCATCCCGCACAGGTCGTCTTGGTGCCAGCGCGTCATGACGATGATGATGGGGCCTCTCCGCTGTACGCGCGTATAGATATTGGACTGGTAAGCGGAGAACAGTTTATTCCGGTAGGTCGCCGATTCAGCTTCAACCCTGTTTTTCACCGGGTCATCGATGATCAACAGGTCTGCGCCTTCGCCTGTGATCGCGCCGCCGAGTCCTACCGAAAGCATCCCGCCTCGTCGCCCGGCGATGTTCCAATTGGTTTTGCTTCCCTTTTCATCAGAAATATCGATCCCGAACAATGAAGGCCCGTATTCGCTGATTTTCGTGCGATTCGCCAGCCCGAACTTCTCGGCGAACTCGTCATTATAGCTGACGCCAATAACATGCATGTCCGGGTTCTTGCCGAGGAAGTACGACGGGAAGGTTTCGGTGATCTGCATTGATTTGCCGTGACGGGGCGGCATCCATACCATGAGCCGTTTGATGCGCCCATCAAGCACGCCTTCCAGCTTTTCGGCGATCAGTCGGTGATGTCTCCCCGGATACCACAGGCCATGATGGACGAGCCAGCAGTAGTTGACATAGTGCCGTTTGGCGAGTTCAATATCAGCCACCGCTGACAAAACTTTTTTACTGTTACGGTCTAAGAGCCGTTGATTCATTTTCATCACTGCCTTGCTGGGCGATGCTTCGCAGCTCGTCGTCTGTCAACCGTGACAAATCGAGCCCGGTAGCCGTGCCGTTCAGTGTGATCGTTTCCTTGTCTGTTTGACCCAACAGGTTTTTTCCGAGAAAGATTGCCATCGCCGCGTTCTTTTGTGCGAGCTGAAACTGCGCTCGACGAAGTGACAAAAGACCCGCACCTCGCTTTTGGGCGAATACGCCCGCAAAACTCATGGAATAGGTTCGTCTACACCATCTGTCGATCGTCTCCTCGCTGCACGAAAAAAAACTACAAAATTCTACCATCGTGCATTGAAGCCCGCATAGGCTCTCAAGTTGCTTTTGATCGATCTCTATTCTGGGACGTCCGCCCGGCATTTACTCTACCCCCAATTCCGTCATTTGCCAATCGTCGAAGTTACGCTCGAAGGAGACGATATCGTCGAAATAATCCTTGTAGAACTGTGCGAGCCCGCTATCGACGGTGATCACCGTGTTTTCGGCGCGCGGGTTGGTATTGACATTCGCCGAACTTTCGATCACAAAGTCAAACTTAGGCCCGAACCCGACGTACACCTTTGAGTGGTTGCGGAACATAGCGACGCGACCGCCATACTGCCTGATCACCCGACATAACTGATCCCACTCGTTGGTATATGAGCCTTTGAATATCTCACCGACATAACAGTCCATGCGCCCGATCTGTTTTAGACGTAGATACCGTTCGATTTCTTCGATGTCCTGCAATGCCATACACCATGTGGACATGATGCAGTATTTGAGCGGCTGTTGGCGTAATGCGAATTTCAAATAGGACAAGCTGTCAATGTCACCGCCGGATATGATGTGATAGGCGCAACCCGGCTCAAAGTCCCAGTCTAGGATGTTTTCGAGTTCGGTTTCCGACTTGAACCGGCGGAAGAATTGAGTGTCGCGTGTCTTTCGGGCGCGAGCGCGTGAACGGCTAGTAGGGGAGGGCTCGGGCGGCGGATCTTCGGGCGGGTCGTTGGCGAATAAGTTGCCGACGTCGAAACTAAATAGGTTGTGCAACTCGTCAGCCATTCTTATTCACACCCTTGCCTGGCTACGCACGTTTGCCGTTCGCGCGGCAGCCGATAGATAGTTTACATCCAAATAACAATGAACATATTGACATAGCGTGCCAGCTATGGTATACTGTACACAGAAAGGAGGAGAACGACATGGGGCGACGAAAAAACCGCCAGAGCGAGATGATCATGAAGATCGGACTCGCAACGGCGGTGGCCGGGATAGCTAAAGTCCTAATCGAGCTGATACTCAAGATGCTGGACTTGCTAGACCTGTAGAGGGGAGGGGCTTCGGCCCCTTCCACCCCCATTTTACCATGTCGCCGCATAGTAGTCAATGAGAGACGTATTGGAGTTGCTTAGTATCGTTCTGTCTGCCGCACAAGTCGTGTTGCTCGCCTGTTTGGTGCGGCTGTTGCTCAAGCGAAAGGGGGATGGCACATGAAACTGATCCCGCGCAAGGGCGGCCACGGCCACATTACCGCCTATGCCGCCATCCTCGGTTCAGCCGAAACGCGGCGTGCCGGGTTTCTGGACGAAGACGGTAAATCGCTGGAGATCGAGAAAGTTATCGACGAAGAAGCCGGAACCATCACGCTCCGCGTCAAGCGGGATGAACACGAATAACGATCAGCCGCCTCCGATCCACGGGGCGGCTTTTTCGCGTAGTAAAAAAGCAGCGCGTTTTTCAACTGCTGCTTTGATGACGAATTTACAGGCTTATCTTCGCGGCACTACATGTTTTCACGTATTGACGCGCTCAATTTCTCTCTTGCACAATGGCTTGTCGGGATCAAAGCAAATAACAACGAAATGCTCACACATCTCGCATTCATCTTCGCTTTCGGTCAGGTTAGAGGTGTTGACAAAGTGGGTAAAAAAACCCACACAAGTAAGAA